TAATATTTGAACTTGGACTCGATTTGTTTCCCTGTTGTACTCAATTACTTGGGCTGGGAGCATACCATTTACATTTTGAATTAATTTACCGAATGCGAAACGAATCGTGCCCGCAAGGCTATTATTATTTGCAGGATCTAACGAAGGATTGTTATACGTAGTTGGCATTTAAGAACCCCCATCTATAGGCAGCCAAGCACAATCCGCAATATAATAAAAAGGAACCATGCGATTAGTAATTATAAAAGCTAGTTGATATATTACATAAAAACCGTTAACCGTTGGATAAATGTCGCTATGAAGCTCAATTCCACCCCCAAGAACCGTTTTATTATCAATAAAAAATTTGACTCTTACCCCCTGCTCCGTAAGCTCAGGGATCCCAATCATGCCTGTCGATGCAGACATTTTTCTAAAATTACCATTGAGCGCAGCTCCAGCACTCTTGACAACCAAAGAGTCTCCATCGAGAAAGACGTTTAGATTACCTAACGCAGACAAAGCTTCTATTTGTTGAAGGGCCGCACCCGCGTATACGTAATTAGATATATCTTTATTCTCTGCTTGAAAATTAACAAATACATCTAAATCTTGTCCGACCGCATTAGCTATCTGTTCCAGCGTGGTAGTACCGGGCTGAGTACGGCTAATAATACTGCCTTTTAAGGTATTACCCGTCATACATCTTAAAATAACCCCTACATCTGGAGGTTGTGTGACGCTTGAATATATAATATTACCCACATAAATAACCGAGGTGCCGTAGGATTGTCTGCCCGCTTCTAGAATTACGGTTTTAGGAGTACGATTAAGATTATAGGGTGATGTTTCGGTAAGTATATAATCTTGAGTTGCTTTATCTAAATTATATAGTATTATCTCGGCTTCATCTTGCAGTGGGTTCGCGTATTTTACACCAACCGCTGAGATAAAAAGATTCTCATAAGTTTTTATCACGCCGTTAACTTCTAATTTTAATCGTACTATACGTAGATCAAGTTCCGATTGGGTACTAGGCGCTGCAAGCTCGTTAGGTAGTACTGCCATCAATAGCCCCTATTTCCGCTTGATTTGCGTATATTAAATTTTGATCTATTCCAAACCTAGTCCAATCCGGATATTGATTATTCATTGTCTGTAAAATAAAATTTCCATTTTGCATATATTTACTAACGATTATGGGGTAGTTGGGGACCATACGTATACCGGTTAATACTATTTCATTATTAATAGTCACATCAATCGACATCACGTCATTACCACAATCGTGTATTCTCAAATCATATCTTTGTCTATCCAAGGTTATAGATAGTGATTGACTTGGAACAGCAGCAAGAGGTATTAAATTCATTTATGTCCCCTATAACAAATTATTAATAGATTGATATATTGCTATAGCTAATGCTATTTGTGTTGCATTAGCTGGACTTATCCCTTGTTGACCCCGGTCCACAGTGTTGCTATCTTCCGGATTAAGCGGTGTTATGTTACCTGCAGGGGCTACGAAAAGAGCTTCACGTAAACTTAAATTTAAAGAAATTGCATCATATTGTTCTGATGTTTCTTCATGGGGCATTGCCGCTATTATTTGATTTTCATAAATACCAGTTAGGGTTTGTACTACCAAAAGAGTGCCATTAAGATAATAAGATCTGATTGCCTTATATGTGTCTTGATAGGACTTGGGTAACAGAATTACTGATAGCTCTATTTCCACGGGGAGAATCACACGATGGTCTGTTATAACGGCCCCATTCTCGATAGGGTGTTCCATTATCTTTGCTTGTTCTTTAATGTCTGCTTTAATAGCTCGCGCATCTCTAAACAAAGGTTCGTAGTCTTGCGTGAATACTCCAACTCTATCCGAAGCAAAGCTCGGTAAAAGTGTATCAATAATTGAAATTCCCGTCGCCATTAAATTACCACCCCATTGTCGAAATTAGCATTACTTTGCTGGAGTTGATTTAAAAATTCACTTTGATTATCTATCTGTCCTACAATATCCCTACCTATACCCTTAGCATCCTGTGCGGTGGTATTAATAGTAACATCCCCTACGTAAAGGCTACGTGCTTGAGAATTGCTAACTTGAGGTATTATCGGCGGTAAATAGGGCATCTGATTAAAAGATGCCGGAGTCTCATAAGTATCGTTATAACCGGGAATAGGAGGCAGGGGGACCTGTTCATTCTTACCTTGTTCCACGGGTGAAGATGTTTTATTATTTTTTTCGACTATAAACGGTACATTCCCACTAAAAATTTCTTTCCATGAAGGGGTTTTGTAAGGAACTTCGCCGTCATTCTCTTTATTTCTGGTAAAGAATTGTACAATAGCAGTTAAAACTTCTACAAGTTTAGTTAGCTCCGGTAAGGCATCCTCTAAGATGGCTCTTTTTAAATCATCAAAAGAATCAGATAATTTACCCGTGGCGGCATTATACTTTTCTGCAAGTTCAGTATCTTTTTGTGTGGTAACGCCTATAGCTTTTTGTTCTTCAACTTGAGACTCTATACTTAAACGACCTTGTCGTATGAAAGTTATAATATCTGGAGATAACCCTAGTCTCTTACCATATATTTGAGCTTGTGTAGCTGTAAGATTTTGAAATTTTTCCGCAAGCTTTGGAAGGTATTCTAAAGCCACGGCACCACTGGTATTAAAGGTTTCAGCAAGAGATTGTAAGGAACTTTGAAACGAAGCTGCGCTACCTCCGGAATTCTCTACCGCTCTTCCCCAAGCATCTAATGTTTCGATATCAACATCTAATTGTTTGGATAATTGGGATAGATTAGTCGTTTGGGAAAGAGAAGATTTAAAGCCCCCGATAACTGAAGCAGCACCAAAATAGGTAGCGGCAACAGCAGCAAGAGATTTACTTAAATTTATAAATTCATTATCGGTTTTTTTAGTTTGATCTTGTACATCTTTGAAAACTTCAGTCGTTTCTGACGTTTTTTTCTTAACGTCATCAACTTCTTTTTTTAGTTGCGCACTATCCGTTTTAAATAGTAAGGTAAAGGTTTCAAAAATTGCCATTATCTACGTACCTTTTTATTGGCTTCTTGGATAGTCAACCATTCGTTATATCGCGTAACTGCTACTACTTCAAAGAGATCGTAAGCATCTTCCAAAGTATACACCGTATTTAATTCATGAAGGGTAGCTAATTTAGAAGCAACAATAGAACCGATCAGTTGATCCACGTTGGGGAAATCTATATTTTTACTTTCAGGACGAGACCAACCCGGGAATTTTAGACCCGCCCTTCTTTGAAAAAAGAGCAGTTGTACTCCATCATCTCTCTTTCAATTTTAACTAACGTTTCCCAATCCCCGGTATGGTTGTCCACTAAAGCTCGGGTAGTTAAATTAAGAGGGACTCCGGTTTCAGTAGGCACCGCAACATAACACATTAACTTAAGCATCGTGGATTCACTTAAATTATAATCGTTACTTTTATTTAAAACATTATCAGTATAAATTGCGGCAATTTCCCGGCCGGCAACAGCGGGAAATTTAGATAAGATAAACCTACGTCCGTTAATCTCTTTTTCTAGAGGTTGGATCAAAGCCATGAATTAACCTCCGATTCTATTTTCAAATGCAAATGCATAAGTTTTAGATTTTAAACGTCCACTGCTTGCTGTACTACTGGCTGGCGTACCGTCAGTAATTAATCCATCAGTTAAAACGATGAAATTACCAGCGGGATAAGTTACGGTTGCGCTCATTACATCACGCGCACCAATTTTACCTTTACCCACGCGGTTGGCTTCTAATAAAATAGCAAGATTAATATCTGCGTAACTTCCAGGAATAACCGCAAGAGTTAAAAGTATGGGATTAGCTCTAGACCAAGCAACTAAATCTCCGTTAAGGCCCATGGCTTTATCAGCAATTTGTATGCTGGGAATCTCGACAGGGTCTGTATCATCCGCAAATTCTGTTAAAAACAATCCAACAGGAAATGTTTTAGAAGCAATGATACTAACCGATATGCCATAACCTGAAATATTTTCCATTTCTAAATCCTTAGATCAAAATGTGTGTACCAGATACGAAGTTAATTACGTCGTTTTTACTATATACGAGAATATAATGAGCTTCGTTACTACTACCATTTGTAACGATATTACAGTTTAACCAATACCCAATGTCTTGCACTTGATGCCATGCGTTAGGGTCGTTAGTAACACTGGTAACATACATTTGTTGGGGGATAGTAAGTGTTTTATTAACACTAATGGTCCCGTTGTTTAGAGCTTGATTAACCACTCCTTGCACCGTTCCGATTACTAAACTATTGCCTTGTGCATTTGCCGGAATGTAAGTTTGAGATAAAAGCATGGTAGCAAGCGCAGATGTAACTGCATCTTTTAGCCAAATCTCATTAACGTATACACCCATATTTAATGGACTAGTAGGGGTGCCTTGCAAAATACCTGTTTGATAAAATCTAATTTGAGCGCCAGCACTTTGAGTTTGACCATAGTAATTAATTCTAAGGGCATCATACGCAGCAGCATCAGAATCAGAAGTAACGCTAGGAGTAAGATCAAATATCTGAAACATATAATTTTGAACGCTATTAATACGATCATAATCTGTAGCACCTTCAATCATCATTGGTGCCATTTCGGGATATTCTAAAGGATCTAATTCCGGACTTAAGGTTAATCCCACGCCGCCGATATCTTCTAAGGCAGTTGCCCATTCTGAAGCATCCTCGGGAAGTACCGCTACGGAATATAAGTAAATGTTGTTAAGCGCATAGTTCCATTCGGCCGCTTCTGTTACTTGATCGAGCGTTAAATCTAAATTAGTTAAGAAGGTAAAAGAACCAAAGTTATTAGATGAATTATTAGAAGCCGTAAGCGCATCAGTAATCGTTTCCACATCGGCACCGGGGGACCATAGTGCGCCCGGACTCAAAGTACCGTTAGTGTTAACTGCTTTAGGAAGCCAGCCTAATAAACCGGCTGGAGTAATGTCTGTACCGCTATCAGGTGATTCAACAACAATAGCGGCGGCACCTGTGGCACCCCCAACAAGGCTGAAACCACCTAACTCAGAAACATATTCCACGGTTGCCGCGGTCCATAATGCGCCGCCCCCGGTTTGGGCTTGTACTGCCGCCTCTAGGACATCCGCAACGTCAGCTAAATTTGAAGCTGTACTAAAATCCAGGCTGCTGAGAGTAAAAGTAAAAGTACCCATGGTTAATATAAAGGAACCATCGGTAATATCGGTCCAATCTGCTAGCGCCGTATTGTTATTCTTTAAGGAATATACCAAAGGACCTACTGCAGAATTAACCCAACGAGCAAATTGAATTGACCCGGGTTGGGTTACACTTTTACTAATCCAACCGAAATAAAAAACAGCTCTAAGGTATTCCTCAGAATCTGTTCCGAAATATTCTCCAACCGCAGCGGCGCTATCGAAAGATAAAAAAGTTTCTGGAGGTAGAAATACATTTCCAGTGAAAAAACGACCGACTAAATCTCTTGTCGGAACAGCAGACCCGGCGCCGACTCCCGAAGTGATATCAACGTAACGATTTATGCTTATTGACATTTTTGTTTCCTTACTTAAACACGATATATGCCACTTTCAAACGAATCAACTATCGGGTTGGTAGATAATCTATCGTTCAAGTATAGCATAGTGAAATCAAAAGATGGTAGCGCCTCAAAATTATCTCTATCATCCGTAAAATAAGGATTAACAATATCCGTAATCCTTAAAATACCAACCCCTTGAGTATTTAATATCGTTAAGGTTCTATCGCTTTGTAAGATACTTGCAACTTCATTAGCCAAATCCGATGAGGTATAAGTAGGTGATTTTACATTTTGTAAAACTAGGGTTTGTATCCTAAAAGTGGTTTCGTAATATTGTTTTTCATGATGAACCATACTACTGCCTATAGGTTCCCATTCATCTAACCGACCGAGAAACCCATATCGTTTGTTTCCTGTTTTATAAAAATAAACAGTGGGGCTAGTAGGTACGCCTTGTTGCGTGGGTTGATTTGCTTGTTGCACTACTACGTCATCAAACCCATCAGCAATCAAACCACTTTTTATAATGGGTAGAAATAATTGTATAAGCGTATTATCCGTTTGCATTAGCTTTGTTTCAACCTAAAAAATTTCCATGTTCGAAGTTAACATAACTATTTGAAGAAGGAATAGTACCAAATCCAAAAATATTAGATTGTCTGGTATCACGACCAATATGAATACATAAAATACCCTTCCAACCATCTAGCCTATACCAATTATTAGCACTTTCAACTTGGTATAATTCCCCATTAAAAGCCAATTGATCTGCTGTAATATCTCGATCTAAATCTAGAACATTATTGGATGTATAAAAGGTAAAATAGTTCTTTTGTAGGTCTAGACCATACTGAATCATTAATTGTCTAGGTACCGGCTGCCAACTCCCGTACATTACCGAACCATTAGCGTAAGTTGTATCATATAGGCCTAAATCATTAAGCTCCCTACCCAAAGCACGATAGTAAGTAAGACCTTGACGTGCTATTAAAGTTAACGCCATATTTAATAAATTCTGTCCGGGGATAAAACTCATTACTCTTTCTCCACAGCATAAGTAACGGATCGTAGCATAATCCCGGTATCAATTAAGGGCTTTTCTAGAGAAGCAGTCCTGGCTTTTTTCTTAAGTTTACTTAACCGTATGGCAATCGTAACTTCTGATAATTGTGGAGAAGTTACATCTTTAATAGCTTGTGATACATCTCCGGCCGCTTGAGCACCTATTAACTTAAGTACTTCATCTATGTCGTTATTACCCTTAATAACACTTTTAACTCCACGTTCAAGCGTATTCAACCATTTAGCTTTGTTGTTGGTAATGGCGGGCCCCATAAAAGGACGAGCAGGTATTCGCTTATGCGGGGCACCATATTCATTTTGTGCCGCAATTTCAGCAATGTAATTCCCCCCACTTTCTTTAGAATATCGAATAGCTTTAGGCCAACCAACCTTAAGAACTTTATCAGTACTTAAGTCAGCAATCAATTTATCTAGGTCGATATGCTTCTCAGTTCGAAATTCCGTAGCCACTACATCCATATCCTCTAAAAGCACTTTTTGTGGGGGTACCACCAATATAAAAACCGCCAACAGATCGTACTTGTAAAAGAGCCCACAATTCTTGACCATAAGGGCTGATCATCATCCACCAGCCCCATTGATTTTTGAGGGGTACTTGAACGGTACTAACTTGAACTTTATCAATTGTACTTGCCGACAACACATAAGGTACTTGGCCTTGTGCTGTTAATTGAGAAATATATAAAAGATGCGCCGTCATTAAATTCAGCGCGTATCGTCTTGCATCACCTTGTAAACTTCCAAAATTTCCAATGTCACTAACATAATACGTTGCTGCATCCCAAAAAGCTTGAAGCATAATATCGGGAAACTCTGCAGGATTAGCATACGCCGGGCATTGGGCCCTGAAAATAGTAACATCAAAAATTAAGATTGTCATAATGTCGATCTCGCAGCGATTGAATTTTGACTAGTATATCCACCTTCTCTAGTTTTTACATAATCTCTTTCAGTCTTAGGTGCAGACCCATCTTTAGCTGTCATATTTTTAGCTATTTTTTCTGGTTCTTCTTTACGTTTAGTAACCGTAATAAAACCCTTTTTAATATCGTTTTGAAATGCTGGAATACTATTTAACCAATCCATTTCTTCTTGCGTTTTTACAAAAGTAACCACACCTTGAGGTGTAACTAATGCTTTATTACATAAGCCGTGACCACCATTCACCAAAAAACGACGTTGAATTACGTTATGATTCTTGTTTGAATTCGTCTCATATTTTACGTATTGCACCGGATTGGTATGTGTTGAATAAATATAATAGCTCATGAAAAACTCCTTTTGTTGACATTATCAGTACTGTATAAGTCAACTATACCCCACTGAAGATAGGCCATCAAGACATTTTAAAAAGTATAGCAGGTCCCCTAATTATCTTCTGAAATGTCTTGTGCATTTAATTGATGAGAATTATGTACCACATTTAAAGCGAGCACATCTAAAATTCTATGAACCGTAGCTAAAAGTTCCGCCTCACGTGGAGATGGATTAGGCATTAAAGCGGTAGCTAAAGATGCTAATGTAACGAGCAAAGGAATAGCTTTTGCAAAACAAGAAGAAAAACTTTTCATTCTATCGAATATACACATGGCCGCCCTCCCTATCCTTTAACGATACTTTAAGAATAGCTCAATATTTACCGGTCAATAATCGAGAAGCCATATTATTAGAACGTTCTATACCTACTTGTTTCGCCCATGAGCTATCAAGAAGTTCTCTTGAGGCTAGAACATAATTTTGAAGAGAAAGAGCGCTAATCATTTTTTTAAAATTTAACACTCGCGCAATTCCGATATTAAAAACCAACTCAATTAAAACTTCTTGTCTGATCTTATTCAGGCTAATAAACCAAGAATAATTTTTAAGTTCGGAAACACATACAGATAAATCATTATTTAAAAGAGATAAAGCCTCATCTTGAGTTATTCCTCGGTCATCTAAATTTCTTCCAACACCAATAGTTAATTTTCCTACCGTATCACGATATGGTTTAAGTCTTAACCCCTCGTGTTTTATAATTAATTCACGTAACTGGTCCATATTATCTTATTCCTAAATAAATTAAAGGCGCCATAAAGACGCCTTTAATTACCTTCCTCACTAATACAAACCGTTTAGATATTATACCAACGTGTAATAGCCCAAGGACGTTTAGCCATCGCACCCGCTGTAGCATTTGAATAATCTTCTTCATAAGCCTTAGCAAGTTGTTGAACACCAAGCATCTGGAATTTAGAAGGAACAGCTTGGATCCACACGGCACCACCATCGGTACTCATATCTTGGATTTTATCTGCATAAAGATAAAACACATTCTCGTCACTATTAGCGCCGTTTAATTGAGGAGCAGAAACAACACGAATACGTGGATAAGCTTGGCGCATCCATTCGCGTACAGAAATACCAAAATCTGAAGTAGTAGCAAGATAATCCACAGCATCAGTAGCAACTGCAAGAGTCAAATCAACTTTTTCAGGATCGATAGTATCTTGTGATTGAGTACGTAAAGTTTGGATCGCAGTTAAAATGTCTCTTTGAATTTCTAAGAAAGTTTTAACACTCCAAGTAAAGCCAGCTGTACCTGTTGCAACTTCAGTATACGCATTCAAACCGGGGTCATTTAAGAAACCGTAGGTGTTATTGTTACCGTTATTGAACCCATAAAAACCAATTTCATTACGTTGAATCTCAAGAGCAAGTGCGCAAGCTTCACGTTTAGTACCCGCATCGTCTACAAGCATACGTGCAGAACGAGCAGCTTCTAAACTACCTACCTTCATTCCTTCTTCACCACGGAAAACAGTACGGGTAACAAAGTTTGTGTTCCATGAACTCAAAGGCACGTTAGTCCAATCACCGTAAGGAAGAGAAGTACCTGTACGCTCTAAAACGCCCTGTACTATTTGTTCATCTTCCCAAGAACCGGTAATTTGAATACCGATAAGATCATCGATTTTACGAGCCGCGGTAATAACAAATACAAATCCGGGTAACCAGTTTTGTAAAAATTGAACAGGCGTATTAACAGAAGCAACAGTTACTAAAGGTTGCAAAGCATCCATAGCATCAGTTGCATTTGTAGCTCTCATCATCTTATTTACAGCTTTAGAATCCAGACCAATCCCCAAAAGGGATAAGTTTTCATATTCAGAAACTGAAAATTTCTCAATTTCTTTTTGCATAAGCCCGGCGCTTTTTGCACTTATTTGAGCAATAACTTTACTAGGTGTAGGCATTTCAATAGTTCCTTATGGTGCTAATACTGGGATAGGGTTAATTACAGGGGTAACTTGGATTACAGCTATGCCATTATCACTAACATCAAATAGTGCTACGACCGCATTTGCAAAACTTTTACCAGTCGGAAGAGTATCTGTAGGTGCTGTAGTTTCTAAAACACCAGTAGTATTATCATAAAGTACATAATCTCCGATACTGGCCGCTCCGGGCAATTTCGCAATCATCATACCTTGCGTTAATAGCTCTGCCTGAGTTTCATCTGGCAATACCAAAGTGGGTTGAAGAGGTACGCCGCCAGTACCAAAAAGTGAATAGCTTTTTGGGGCACATAAAATACCAGCAAAACCTAAACTACCACCACTACCCGCTTCAGCAAGACCCTGACTCGTAATTGTATATGCAGTAGAACCCACGGTGTTTACTTGTGGATCACTTACAATAGTATAAGATTGAACAACCCAAGCTACATCCTGAAATATATCACCAGGTACGCCAAAACCTTGTTGCAACGCAACACTTGATTGAAAAGCTGCTGGGCTAGACATTATTTAGCTCCTTTTAAGAATTCTTCGATTAAATTGGAACGCGGTGCAGAATCCTGTCCTACTACAGCCGTGCTTATTTTAGCAGCTGCTAAAAAACCCTGTAACACAGATTGTTCATGACCTTTTTTACAAGTTAATCCTAATTTACGTACGCCGTAAGATGCAACTTCATCGAGGGTCTTTTCTTTATGATCAAAAGTGCCAATATGTTGAGAAAGTCTAGCTGCTAAAGCGTCTCTTTGAGAAATTTCTCTAAAAATAGCTTTGGAATCCATTCCTTTTTCGGTAGATTGTTTACTTTCTTTCTCAGCTTCTTCATCTTTAGCTTCTTCTTTTTCAGATTTTTCAGTTTCAGAATCATCTGTAATATCAGCTTTTTTTACAAAATCTTTAGGTTCTGTATCACCGGTCATGCCTTCTTTATTCCAATCCACATCGGTACCATTCTTATTAGTCATCATTTTCTCCATATAACCTACGGCATCCCGAAGAGCATTACAAACCATCTCTAAGTTCATGCCCTCGTTATCATTAGATACATTTTCTTTTTCCATTTCATTTTCCATAGTATCAGTACCTTCTGGGTTTTTTAAATCTTCTGCCTCGCCGTCTGGCTTAGTCATATCTGGCATATTAATATCCTTAGAATCAAAAGTAAATTTTAATCGATCTAATACCGCAACATCAGATCCCGAACGGCCCTCATCAACTAAAGCTACATGGTTCCCACGCAGATTACGTTGAATAAAGTCGTATGATTGTCCATCATAAACACCATTCTTCTTTTCATATATACAACGGTATCCGATGGATATTTCTCTTTTGCCACTCTCGATTCGATCGTGCGCTTTCTCTGAAAATATTTTTAGATTGGATCGTAAATAAGGGAAATCAAAATAAACATGTTCCCCGGTAATGCCTTCAATACCTTTATTTTCGGCTGGCATTAATCCTTCTTCTTCAGAACCAAGCATAGCATGCTCATCCGTAAACGGCAAAAGCTTAAATGAATTTATTGTTTCTTCATCCGCTAGTTCCTCTTCAGGACGATACACCATATAAATTTTATTTGGGTCCAATTCGGGATGACCTATTTGCGCTCCCGAATATGGAAATACACCTACTTTACTTATCGGATTACCTTTAATTTCTGGCCATCCGTTATCATCATATTTTCTTGCAGACTTTACCGGTGCTACTTCCGGTGCGGTATTGTTGCTGAAGTGGTTATTTAACTCCACCTGAGATGAACTCTCCATTAAATACATTTAACAACCCCATAAAATATTATGTTGAGAATAGCACCGAAATTAAATAAGTGTCAAAATCTTTTACGTATCTTTTCGTATGCTCTTAGAGCAAAAGGATAAAAATCTAAAAGAAAAATAATTATAAAAAATATCCACCAAAAGAAGGAAGCTTGAAATTGGTATAGAAAAAATGCCGTTAATAAAGTAACCATTACTCATCCTCAAATTCTATTACTGGGCTAAAAGTACAACGACAATTAATAGGATAACCAGGTAATCCACGGTCATCTTTAGGTATATTCAAAGCCGCCTGCTCCGCTTGTAGATTTTCAAAACTGAAAATCTCTCCGTTCATCCTAACATGCGACGGACGTGGAGTTTGACCCCCGCCACTATGAATCCACTCAAACTTTTTAACACCCAATTTATCTAACTTAACTGCATTAATAGAAGTATATGCTTTTCGAGTTTGATCTAACGCTAATAATTCTGCTCTTCGTTCCGTGAGATTTTCGTACTTCTTAATCTCGGGAAGCAGATCATATAACCCCTCACCGGAAGTAATGGAACGCATTACGGACCCGGTTACATCTTTAAAATACTGAGAGGGAATAGACTTAATTAAAGAAACGTTTTCAGCTATAGAAGCATTTATTACATCCATAAGTTCGGGAGGAACAATACTCGTGTTAATACTCAAACCACCGGATAGCTGTTTTAAGCTACTACTTAAAGTACTCTCGCTAGTCTTTAGGGTCCGTTCCAACATTTCATCCGCTAACGTTTTAGATTCAAGGGCAAAAAGAGCCTCAAACTTTTCAGTTAACTTATTCATCAATATTCTAGCTTGGGAACCTATACTTTCATCCGTTGTTCCAAAAGTTTCAACCGGTAAACGTTTAAACAATCTAGTTACTTCCAGTTTTACTTCTAACGTCATTTCATTAATTAATTTTAAAAGCTTTCTCCCATACCAGGTTTGTAAGCTAGCATTATAGTTTAAACGCTTTCCGCGTAAAACAACATTACGGTTTTTAGCCCACCGCGCTTTTTTATCAGACAGTTTTAACGTTTTGATAGTCAAATCAACTCCCGATCCTTTTTAACCGGCTCGAAATCATTTTCATTTACTTCTGGATTTTCTGGAACTTCTTCAACATTCAGCCCCGAATACCCACTTTCGGAATCAGCAATAATACGCTCTCTTTCATCATACCCATCTATCGCACCACTTTGAGAAAGAAGGCTACCCGTCTGAGCTTTAAAGAAGTTAACTTCAGCCAATTCTTTAGCCGTCATAGCATCTAGTGGTCTCCACACGGGGGTAACTATGAAAGGCTCTATATTAAATTTCGGACAAATTTCAGACCGGATTAATAAGAGCCAATGACGTTCTATTAAAGGGGTTAAATCATGCGTTTGAATAGACTCTAATTCTTCGTGATAGTTAGCCTCTTCATATTCACCCGTAGAATTAAATCCTTTAGGGGCTGTACCTAAGAGTTTAACCGCAGGAATATTTGCCGCCGCTGCTACTAGTTGATATTGGGTCATAATAACCGCATCTAAATCAGCAAGACTTGTATCTCTTTGGTCATAGTCATCGTCAAGACCGATAGTCTTAATACCGTAGTTATCTCGATTAAAAACCCAGTTTTGTATGCGCGCTACAAAACCCGGCTCGTCCGCGATCGCTTGTGCCATATCTGTTTTTAGAACATCCGTACGTTTAGTCAAAGCTAATAACGGAGCTTCATTAGCCGTACGTTCAGCCGCATATACGCGTTCATATATTTTTTGAGGAATAGACACCCCTGCGTAAATATACGTAGGCTTAATAATATCTGGAAGTTCTTCTGTTTTATAAATAATAAGATGTGTTCTATGAACTAATTTATTATCGATATTCCACCAAGTAGGTTCATAGAAATGTATACTTCCAGGAGATCCCGCGGCTTCACTATCCAACTGTGGAGTTATCCAATAGGGGTCTACTTGAGAAATCCCTTTATAAGACCCCGGCAAAATACCATCAGGATTAAAAGGTTTTTTATAATAATCTTTATCATCGGATTCCACAATGAACATTGCTATACGAATACCAAAAGTACGTCCCTGGTCTATTAGTTGAATGAGGTTATAATTTAAACGATAAGCAACATCTAAGCGCTTAATTTCATCTAAAATTTCAGGTCCCACTACGGTACCATCATTAACCGTAATATCAAACCCATTTCTAACCGCATCTTTTGCCGGCATTAAACAACATTTCTTAATAAGCCACTGTTGAGATAACATTGCGCATAATTGAAAGCCGATAAAACTTTGGGAGGCATACCAATACACTTGTTGCGAAGGGATGGTTTGGCCGCCCTGACTTTGTGCTTTAGTATTAATTTGATTATCCATTGCAGTGCCTGCAATATTTTGTATTTGATGAAAAGGTTCAAACCCTTTTTCGTGCATTCGTTTAAGCTGATCGTCAACTAATTTTTGAAGCCGGTTATACGGATTTCTATGCGTAGACATAAAAGCTTTAGGCTCTTCAGCTGGAGGCGTAACAACTTCTGGGGCTTTTTTCTTTTTGAATAAATTCCACATGGGGGTGTTCCTTTAAGTTTGTAAATGAGTATAGCACTATAGCCTGGGAGCACTGAAGGCCCCGGGAGCACTTTTCTTAAATGGTGCGGATACTATCATAACGGCATCAGCAAGATTAGGAGAACGACCGCCGTCGGGTATTTTATCGATAAGAATCTTACCTACGTTATTTTGACTATAGGTAGGTTGTGATAGCTCTAATACTAATTGATTCAGATTTAGTAGTTTACTACTTAGACTTATAATATCGTCAGGATTTACTATTAATTTCTCTACTACCGCACGATAGGTTAACTGAAATTTACGCCTAAGCGCCCACCAACTTTGCGCTTTATAATTAGCAAAATAATCTTCATTAGTACGTCCTCTGTCTACTCCTTTTAGCTCTTGAGAATTCTTAAAAGGATCCCCTTTAGGATCTATCACAGCGCCACTACCACGAAAGGGCTCGAATTTTATTTTACGAGTTCGTTTAGCATTAATTACACGTGCGTCACCCCGTACCCCTGCACCCAAACCATCCGCATCGTATATTACTTCTAAATATCCATAGTCATCACATATACCGAAAATCTTTTCTACCGTACTGTAAATATCTCCACCTTTTCCACTCCACTGTTCCAAATAGTCAATTAAAATCCCATGATTACCTGCAGCCGCATTTTTATCGGCTCCTTCATCTGCAATATCTCCCCCTAAGCGTTTTCTACCCGTCGGGGTTATTCCTAGATGGATATGCGCATCTATAGCCGCTCTTACCCAAGCAGAAGGTATAACAATCCCTTCTACCGAAGCGGAATAATCTAAATCCAATTCCTGTGCAATAACTACAGGATCGTCAATATCACGACATTTCTTATCGTACCAAGCTTGATCTTTACGTGGGTCATCTTTCCAATGTAACGAAAATACAGAAATTTTACCGCCGTGTCTTTTACGCGCAAAAGGATTATTCATACCCCAAGGGGTGGAAATATCTATACGACAATTTGTAGTTTCGGAAAGAGAAGCTTCTACCAATTCAGGTCGGGGTAACCATGCGGATTCGTCCACGACGTAAATAGAAGCTCTATCGCCTCGGCCAATTCCATCACCACTTTCTCCCGTAATGATGGAATTCGTATCCGGAAATTCAATACGTTTATAAGGTGCGTGTCTATTAACATCAAAAGAACCTCTAAATTCTTTCGGTAGATTAGATAAAAAATAACGTGCTTTATATAAAAGGGATTTAGGATCTCCACGCTTATCAACGTATTCTTCTTTGCGAGAACCAAAACCTATAGTCATACCTTCATGGAATAAACATAAGGTACATGCCGTAGCAATAGTAAGCCAGCTCAAACCCATTTCACGGGATTTATCAGATAAACCTGGTTCTTGATTTTTCCAACGTGCAACAAACCAATGGACCCATTCTTCTTGAAGCTCAAAAAGTAAAAAAGGTAAAAAGCTTGGTTGCCCTTTTTCAACTTTTCTTGGGTCATAAGTAACACCCCAGTCAATTATAAATTGAGCGGGGTTATGCTTATAGAAAACTTTTAAATCTCGAAGTAACTTAGGATCTTTTCTCAGCTGTTCCAATTTACGCATTCGATATTCAAATACGAATGCGTAATCGGGATTTTTAAAGTCATGCTTGAACGGAAGGGGCATCTACTTTAGCAGCCTCAGTTGTTTCAGAAACCGCTACTTCTTCAGCAACTTTTTCTGGTTCCACAGCTTCGGGAGTTGCAGGTGGATTTAATAGGCTATTAACGTATTCTTCAAGTTGATTTTTATCCGTTTGTGCTAAATGCAAAGCTGCACGTAAATCTAGATTAGCTTTCATCAACTCTTGAACTGTTTGACTATGCGCCATAAGTTTAGCAACAGTAGTCTTTAAAGCACTCTGAAGAGTTAAAACGTCATTAGGTATCGTCATTTTCAATCCTTATTAATTAGAAATCCAAGAAAGTGTACCCAAGCCATTAGTTACCTGTGTTTGACCTGCAGCGCCATCATTTGGTGCAAACATATAAGACCCTGTAGTTCTAGATGTAAAGGTTACGCCTGTTGCTGGAGGTGTGCTTAAGGTAGTAATATTATACATAGTATTACCAAAAATTCCATGACCAATACCACCTACAGAACCACTCGGGGTCGTTACGTTTCCATAAATCACCGAATTAGTTGAAGATATATCGCCGCCCACAACATTAGCAAATAAACCATTTCTAGGTACTCCGGTACCCGAACTAGTATCTGTATAATCACCACTCATTGTGTTGCATTTTAAGTAATGGCGCGCATTTGAAGAAATAATAAAGCTACCATTAAAACTATCTTGAATTTCAGCATGAATATTACAATTGGTACTACCGTTACTGATTAAATCTCCAGTTACCGCTACTGCTTTAATAAAAACACTAGCAAACCCAGTTAAATCTGTAATGGGAGTGAACGTATCTGCATCTATTATCCCCACATCTAAATTCAAAGTACCGCCGTCCATAGTAAACATGGTATCGCCATTACTTGCTAATGTGCAAGAAGGCCCAACAATAGATAATTGTACCCCTGTTGGTAATACATAAGCACCATCGTATTGTTGACCCCCGGGAATATTAATAACATAAGTTTGGCCCAACTCCATTCTAGCAACTACGTCACTAATACTTGGTAAAGGTCTAACTGGCGAATTACCCCAGTTTTCCAAAGCTTCGCCATCTTCATCTACCCAAAAAATGTTGCGATAATTATATTCGGCACTAGCCGCATTATTAGCCGCCCCAGGAGTTAAATTAATAATAGCTAAACCCTGACCGCCCACGGTTTGGGTGAATTGAGATACAACAGCACCTGCATAACTAAAACCATCGGGTAATTCTTCATCAGGTCCAATAGATGATAAAGTCCCAGTATCATTATCATAAATAATAAGATCGTTAATATCCGCTTCGTTCGGTAAAATAACCGCCATCATACCTTGGCTAGCTATCTCAGCTTGAGTAAAATCCGGTAATTGTAGAGAGGGTTCTAGTCCGCTTCCATCCACCCCAAAAAGTGAATAACTTTTAGGAATGGCTAAAATACCAGCATAGCCAAATTCACCGCCATTACCCGCCTGCACTACGCCTTCGCTAGTAATAGTGTATGCGGTAGAACCTACGTTATTAGGAGTGCCGTCACTATCTAATGTATATGAAAGTACGGTCCATGCGACATCTTGAAATATCTCACCGGGTACGCTAAAACCCTGTTTAATTGAAACGGATGATTGAAATGTCATTTAAGCTCCTTATAAATTCATGAAAAATCTAAATTCTAATTAATAAATCCTGGCCCTAATCTTATATTCCTCAATAGCCTTTTCTCTTTGCTCAAGGGGAATCCTGCCTTCTGCGATCATCTTATCTATATATGTTTCAATATTTTTAAGAAGTGTTTCTCTGCCTTCATTTGCCATTATTTCTCTCCTAAAATGGTGTTAATGAATTAGACCACGGGGCAAATGTATAAGCATCCACAGAGCCACCTATCGGTGTAGAAAGATTAAGTATAGTTCTGGTGCCCCCAGCAAAACCGGGATTTGATACGCTACCAAATATAGTATTAGCATTAATAGTTACATAACCCGCACCCGAATTAGCAACAAAGTTACCCGCAAATGAAGCATTAAACCCAAGGATGGGATAGCCGCCATTTACTGTTACGGCATTGCCCGCGGTTGATTGAATAACCGAAGCGTAAACTACCACCCCAGAACCGGTCAGAGTCATACAATCCCCCGATGCTGCAATAGTTTGAAAGGTAGCAGCAGGAGCGTAGATGTTAACAGGATAATCTAATACTTGTGCTTCATCATAAGTCTCAGCATCCGTTACATTAATAAAAAAATAAGTTGCGGGCAGAGAACGCGCCAATGCGTGTGCAGCATTCATTGAAGCTAATTGAGAAAATATACTTCCTGTATTTGCATCATTTCCATTTAATTTAGATACATAAAGACTGACGCCATTATTCGGATACTTTGCAGCATTAATCGCATTTACTATAGACAATTAAAATCTCCTTAAGCTGACGTCATACCGGTTGTTACGATAGATTCAATAGCCCAAATAGAATTAGCTACTAAACCGCTCAAGGTAAGCGAATCTGTTGAATTAGCTGAAGTCAAACTCCCGCCCACGCTCACAGAATCATCAACCGTTGCAATCTTGGTGCCCGTTCCACACTGGGCTATGAAACCTGCCGCCCCTAGACCGTTAATCACAATTACGTCCCCTACTGCGAAAGTGGTGGGTAATGTAACAGTAGTTTGTGCGGCATTCGCACAGATATATCGATTATTTACTGCGGCCGCTTGCGATGTACTAGAAACCGTATTCGTTGTTAGGCCGCCACCACCGCCCCCGCCCGCCGTATTATTTTGAAGACTCGCAACCCATTGTCCCGCTTCTGGTTCAATCACAGTTGCTCTTTGTCCTGGTGCATCAAGGGTTGCTATACCAAGAAAAGTATCTGTACCTTCCACAGCGAAGCTAATACTACCGGAACCCGTGTTTAAAAATTCAGCTTCATACCCTTCGTTAAATGGAGGTGTACCTTGGTTCGATACTTCCGGAAGCGTAATAGTATAGTCGCCACTACCATCATTAACGAACAGCAAGCCAGAGTCGCCAGTAAGTAGTGTATAATTCCCAGACAAGGTAACGGTACGGCGCATAGGATAGCGCCAATTATTAGTACAGGTTACTGGACCGTGAATTGCACCGCCCCCAGCGCCAAATAACATGCCGATTAAATTAAGTCTTGTTGCTTGTGTTTGAGTAGCGATACCATATTGCGTAAAAACTTTAGTGTTAGGAGCATTAGCGGTTAACAACCCCCCAATAAAAGTGGTGCTAAAATCACATCGAACGTTAAGATACACATCACCTGTAGCCGCTCCAATATACGTAAATGCGGCTACGCTATCATTACCGCCGAAAGTACCTATAAGATTTAAAACTTTAGCGCCTACTTCTACAGCTGAAGAAGCTAAAAGTACATTAATATAGGAAGCAGACCCTGCTCCCGATAAATCCACAGTGAATGCATCGCCCATCGTAGGGTCATGCTGAATGCCCGGGGCGTAGATATCAAGCCCACTTTCCGTAATTGATACATTGGTGATGTCTACACCTCGGCCTAAACCTATGATCTGAACAAAATCAGCACCCCCAACGATAAGTGCTTGGCCTACTGTAGTTACCTTAGCTAAAGTTTCAAACGGATTGTTCTCGGTGCCATCTCCATCCGTATCATCGCCGCCAGGACCAAAATACAGAGTAAAGGCAGGGTTAAAAAGTGTAACCGTAGGTGCTGCCCATGCCACATCGGCGCCAACTCCACCAGACTTTAAGAAATAACTAGAGTCAGAAGAAGGGGCGAGAGATTGCCAACCTGTTGAACCGCGAAAAAGAATATTGCCTCTAGTATTACCAAAAGCATTATCGAGCAAAGCAGAAGGGGTTGTAGCTACAGGTGCCGCGGCACCTACTGTAGTGTTTGCGAGTAAAGAACCCGCGGCAATAGATGCGAGGGATACCACACCGGTAGTAGTAATAGGACCGCCGGTAAGACCCGTTCCGGTACCAACGTTAGTAACGGTACCTCCGCCACCCCCGCCGCCACCAAAGGCCACGTTAAAGAGGAGTAGACCTTGATAAAATTCTGCATAGTTCATGGTTGAGCCACCCACTGCGAGATATTAGTAATGTGGGTTCCATTGTTAGTGAAAGTTTGAACATAAGTAATAGTACGATAAACTACAGTGGCGGTAGTAACAAAACTACCGGAGTATGTAAAAGTGATCGCCAGATTATCAATGGGAAGTGCAACACCATTATCTGCTTGAACAGTAGTTCCGCCAGCCATAAAAAATATCTCTCATGAATAAATACCTAGAGTCTATACCCTTTTGGAGTCGCGTCAAGAGCTTTGCATAAACTGCTTGTATACCTTAGCGGCTTCCACGGGGTCAACAGGGATCGGAGGAAGAGGTATTTTAGAAATTTTTAAATTCTCTTCAATTGAAATTGCGGATTTCTCCAAGAAGTTACCTTGGGTTTTTAGATAAAATGTAATTGCATTAATCTTACCCGCTTTAATTTCATTCATTAACTTTTCGCCGGCTAAAGCAATGCCACGTGCTTTGCCACAATTATGTCTAGCTTCTGTTATGGGGTGCTCTTCACACCACTCAATCCAATCATCGGGATCAAGACCGTAGTAATCACCACATTCTTTTAGCGAAAGCCCTAGCGTTCCTAGATGAACCATCTCGGCTTGAAATTCGATAGATTCAGTTCGGTCAAAATTACCGACTTGAAAAGTAGCGTAAGCATTAGACATTCTAATTCCTTCTGTGTGTCACTGTTGAACTATACCACATGGGTGCTGATCGTATTTAGTCTGTTAGTTACGTTGCGTGGCGCTTATATCACACTCTGGGATTATGTAGTCAACTCTCATCGCCGCACACTTACTAAAATTCCACACGCTAGATTTCTGTTAAGTGTTCGTCTCTCAACTCTATGATTCTATTACTATTCTACTACTTACTGCATACTTGCATACTAAATATAAATTGGTGGTGAAACGTGTAATGGTGTAGCATTACATGAGTACATAATGTATGTATTTTTATTGACTGATACGTTTTTTGTGTGCAAGTGTGCGGCAGCGTACTTTTCCTCAATAAAATCATACGCATACTAGCGTGCAATTTAAGCATGCGAAAGTGTGCGCAGGTGTGCGGTTGTGCAAGAAAATGACGTAGTTTAGGTGCTGACATTAGTAGTTAGTATTCCTAAAATATTTTTACCGCGCACACTTAAAATTTTTACTTCTGAGCTTCTTCATACGCACGAACAATTAGCTCGCGGTCATCTAACTCTAGGGAAGGGTGATCGTGTCTAACATATAAACGCGAACGCTTATTATCCGGCATTACTTCGCGTACGGCTTGACCGTCACGTAATCCCGGATGGCGGATATAACCTAAATCTTTCAAAATTCCTCCGCGTCTATTGTCCGGCATTAAATGACGCACACGTTGCGCGAAGATAAAATCATTCAATGCTGTGGATGATATCCAACCACCTCTAAATCCGACGCGTCCTAATTCTATTTCCTCTAGTATCATAAGCTCGATGTTAGGGCGGCTCGCTTCGATAGCTTCATCTGTGGTACTAGTCTTAGGTGCAGTGACACAATTTTTAGAGAAATCATAATCTGGATGTGGGGGTGTATTATGAAGATAATGGGCGACAATCTCATACCCACCATTATCACGCCAATCTACGATTCTTCTGTATTCAGCAGGGGTAAGACCTGCGTTAATTAAATCCTCGGGAGTTTGAAGTGCAGACATAAAGACAGCAAGCCTACGAGAGTCTGCTTTCTTTTGCAGCAAATCAAAGTCGTTAAGGGTAAGGATAAAGTTAGCGGGGAAGTCGTTCATCTGCACGTTCTTACCCTTTCCTTCAAACGCGAGAAGTTTTGAAGTAATGAGTGGTTTAAGGACAACTTCAAGTTTCTTTTCCTTTAAATCGACATCTTCAACCAAAATTAAAGTTTTACCAAACCATTGCGCATTAAATTTATTTTCAAACTCATCGCCTTTAGCCCTGTGGGTATATGTTTCTCCGCATGCATAGGCGATAAAGTCCGCAAAAAGGGATTTACCGCAACCTTGTACGCCTTGAAGAACAGGGCACCATTGGGATTTAACACCTGGTTTTTGTACCAGAGTACAAACATAAGACATGAGTATGTATTGGTCTATTTTATTTGGGATCATAGCTTTAAAGAAGCGCCAAAAAGGTGTCATATCGCCTTCACGCATTTTAATATTTAAAGGCTTGTACATATTGATAGCGGTAATGCCTTCGCGTTCCGTAATTGCCCCATGTGGTAAGTCTGGTCTAAACCCCAATCTACCTACTATCCGTCCTGAGCCTTTAGCATGTCCTTTAAAGGTTTTATAGGGTTGCTCTTTGAGATAGGGACCGCCATAGCAGACGTTAAAGCCTTCTTGATTAACGAGTCCGTAAGACGTGGTATATATTTCTCGCTCAGATACCACATAGAAACAGCCGTCGAATTCTTTAGGCATCTCCCCGTCAATAGTTTGACTTAATGACCCCGATTTAGTAAACTGATTAGGAGTGGTTTGTATGGCCTTCCTATCAGATATCGCACGTATAACCGTATCTGATAGGTAAGTCCTATTATTATCCCATTTGTCCCTTACTAGTTTAGACCCCCTCATTATTCTAATTATTTGATCTTCATTTTTAGTATGTGCCGCTAGCATATTGGCTATAGCCATATCCGCGCCACTTGCGTTATATAATTTACCTTCACTTTGTGTGGGGTAGGCATTAATGAGGACATCTTCTCTTGCCTCATATAAGTCATCAAAGCCTGCTCCACCCCCAAACACTTTACGTGGCTTAGAGTTATTGCGACAGCGTGCAATTACTTCTTCATCCGTCAGGACATCTAATTCTTCAATAGGTGCGGGTTTGGTTACAACCGAAGAGTCTTTATCGAAATATTGACTTACGATCATGTTAATTGAAAGGGTAGCATCTTGGTTCCAATCTCCGCGGGGGTGATGGCCGCCAAACATAACGAATCTATCGTGTGTATAAAGCTCTATACCAAGCGCACTATTCTTATTTTTGTGAACGAGTTCGCCTTTATAGCGTCCCATAATATGAAGGCCTGTACCGCTATAAGAAACTTCCACATAACAGCCTGGAAAAGCATTACAAAGGTCAGTAGAAAGAGGAGACCAAGTACCATTAACAAGGGCTTTATCTATATCGATAAAAAACAATTTAGTTTCACGAGTGATGGAATATCCCACACGATAAGAAGAACCCAAGCGTGTAACTGCTTCGGTTACTTGTTCAAGTGTTAACCAATTAGCGGGATTTTTATGGTCGGAAGTTATACCTTGTGGATTACAGGGGATTTTATTGACGTGGCCATTATCATCTATAACTATTTTACTAACTATAAACTGAGGAAACACCTCAGCTAAAGTGAGGTGTTGAGCGAATTGCATGGGATTTACGTCCTTATAAAATTAGAATTAATTCATTATAAACTCACACAACTGCTTTGCCAGTTTAGGGTTACTATTCAGTTTCTTAAAGTCTTCAATTGATAGGGACTTATAAAGAACATCCGTATCCCCACGTTGAAAAGCTGTCTGAATAATAATTTCTCGCATTAGGTCCATGCTACCAAAATATCGGTGAAGAAGGGAACTAGATATACCCGCTTCTTCCGCCACTCGATCTCTAACTAGACCTTGTGCGCCAACCCTTCCTGCTATACGAAGGGCCGCTTCTATAATTTCAGCACGTCTCACTGCGGGTAATTCACGCCTAATCGGCAATTTTAATTTACCTTCAATCATATGGTACTCCCGTAATTATCTACTGTTATACCATTTTGTGCTTCCGCGGTCAACTGCGTAGGCGACTTAACTAACGCCGCAATAACCTGACAAACACACTTTAAACAGACAGACCGTTCACCGTGGAAATTATTAATAATAACCTGTTCTATCTCTTTAAAATGAAAAATCGTATCTAAAGGGGCGCCACACCAGCTATTACCTTCCTCTTGCTTTATATGGTTCATAAATCATCTTCCCCGTTATAGAATTTAGCATCACCCCCAAGGGAGTTAATTAAATTAATGAAAGCCAATTGTGCTTTTTCCCTATTGGTGTTTCGGAATATCCAAGATGAGGACTTGACCTCACGCGCTACAAATTGACCAATAGTCTTACCTACCATATCTTGTGTAATTACTACCGGTCTTATACCAATAAGATCGGACGACTTAAGTACTTTATTAAGTTCTGCAGAATCATTAGCTAGTCCATAACGTATAGGCCGTCCTGTGCTATCGCATAGTACACCCACATTGTTGCGCCATAAACGCATACCGCATTGGGAGGCCTTGAGTCTTAGTTTAGCTTGTATGTCGGCTTCAGTCATATTTAAAAGGGTTCCATAGCACTAATAACTGCGTCATTAAAATCTAAAACATCTTTAGTAAGTTCAATCATTTGTCCTTTTGTCATACAACTATTTGTACCCGTATCATCCACAGTTAAAATACATTCACAATCGTGGTCCATAAAACGTTTCTCGGTATCAGCTATGTCTACAGTTAAATAATCATGACGTTCACGTATATAAATATATTTACCGCATTCGGTAGTGCCTTCCCATTGAGATGGTTGCCAACGACAGGTTTGTGTTAATTGTTTCACCTTTATCATAGGGCCCAACCAATAAAATAAAAAATTAAAGCGCCTACTAAAGTTGCTCGTTTAAAATGCCCCAAACGAGTCAGAATCAAATCAGGGGTATCCTCTCTTTCTTGTGATAGCATAATTAGGTATTTTTTATCGAGTTGCATAGTTGCTAATACCGTAAATATACAAAGCATACTTAAGCCTACTGATATCATTGATGCCAAGTTTGGCCCAACTAAAAGATTTAAAAATAATAAAAAGCAAGATACCCCTAAAGGTATGTAGTCTATTTGCCAGCATTTTTTTAAAAATTCTTTATTTAGGATAATTTCTTTATCATTCATAGATTCTTATTTTACTCCGTAATAGGGGTACCTGGTTCGAGCCTTGTACAATGGCATTACCGGGTAGTAAGACGTTGACCTAGTCGTTATATCCGCGCGGAAACGCTAGAGGATGAAGTCACTTACAGTACCCCTGTATTTACCTTAGTACTTATGTGCGCATCTTGTCAATAAAATCTTTAGGGTCAATACCCTGTTTTAGCAAACGTAAACATTCATCTCTCACCTCTCGAGCCTTCTCTAGACTAACCTGTGGATAGGGTCCTATATATTTACTTGTACGTAAGGTTTGAAGGACGTAATTAATAGACCAATACTTGGAACCTGTAGGTTGAACAATTAAAAATAATTGATTACCGTCACTTATTTTATATCTTCTATCTTTAGGTTTCGCATCTAAAATTTTTTGATCGGTTAATTTATTTTTATTGTATAAGGGAACAAGAGAAACTAAAAATTCTTTACGGGGGTCTTGTCCGACATCCGTCATTTTTTTAATTTCATAACGTAAATTTCTTGCTTTATTTAAGGATATTTCAGGATACTTCCCTAATGTAATAGCTTTTTCTTTTCCATCTATACGATACCTAAATTTCCATCCTTTGGCACCCGTAGCTTCCACGATCAAGTAAAGACTATTCCCATCTGCAATTCTATATCTTTCTTTTTTTGATGTGGCAGATAAAATTATTTCATCAGTTAATAAACCCGATAGCTTCTGCTTCTGTTCAGGGTTTAGTTTTTCAAGTAATTGTAAAGCCTCTTTAGTATTTAAAGTTTGTGCCGTTAATATATCTATGCCAAAAGTGAACCAGAAACGTCGATGAATTTCACTATCACTCTCTCCTTTCGTATGCCATTCCCCAGCCCATTCGCTAATCGCGATTCGCAAATTACGAATAGCATCTTGCCTAGCGTGATGTTTTTTAACAATACTCGTACTTACTATACCAGACACCCCACGTGGGATACGTGGTGCGCTATCTATACGTGAGATTTCTTTCTCTATTTCTTTATATGTGGAGGGCGTCAACTCAAGTAGGTTTCCTTCCACTTGTGCTGGCGTAGCGCGTTCTTTAGGCTCGGGGATGGGGTGTCCGCAATATGGACAGCGATCACGATTACGTTCAAATACGGCAACACATATTGGATTGAGGCAAGTTCGTAATGGTATCATACCACTAACGCCCTTACCTTTACGTTCTTGTGCTGCGAGGGTCCAAGTACGGGTAGTTTCAGGTAGTCCATGCTTCATAACGTTACCGACATGATCGAGTATAACTGCATGAGTCTTACCTTCAGCCGGTCGTAAAGCCCTACCTATTTGCTGCATATAAAGCCCATAGCTAGCGGTAGGACGCGCCATACTTACGCAACTTACCGCCGGAACATCTACACCTTCCGCTAATATGTCTACATTAACGAGTTGCTGTATAGTACCTTCACGGAACCTACGCATAATAGATGCACGTTCACTAATACCCGTCCCCGCGTGGAGACATACAGCAGGCACCCCCGCGTTACTATATGCAACGGCAAGTTCTTGAGCAGCTTCCACACTTACTGCAAATGTAATACCTAATCCACCTGCATGTCGCTTGAAGTGCTCTACCACATCGCCGGTAATGCTTGCGCGTGCAACAGCTTTACGTAAAGGGTCGGGACTATAGTCACCACTCGCCGTAACCTTAACAGGAGTCAAATCCAAACTATTCGGAGGTGCAAATATGCGATACCGACTAAGATATCCTTCGTCAATAAGTTGACGCATACTTGGGCCTTCGATAAGTATATCCGCAATACCTTCTGCTTCTCTTCCGAGTCCCTTTCCATCAGCGCGTAACGGGGTTGCCGTAACAAGCAATCCTTTCGCGTTAGGGAACATTTCCATAGCTTTGCCCCATTTATTAGCGCGTAAAACATGTGCCGCCTCATCTATTACTACAAGTTTTATACGGGCCGCCCACTGTGGAGTACGTCGTATTAGCGTGTCCACACTTGCTACGATAACTTGCGCTGTTGGGCTAAAGTAGTGTTTACGCCCCATCTGCAAATGTAACTTTATAATATCGGGTATAGAAGCGGCAGAAGAGAGTAACCCATGAGGGATTTCTGCACGTGCGAGAGCAAGCGAGAGTTGGCTCACCAATTCGATACGATGCGCCACTATAACGGTAGGCACATTAACGTGCTCTACTATGTGGGTAAGCATAACCGTCTTTCCACTTCCCGTATGGGACTGGATTAATACATTTCTAAGATCACTATCCCACGCATCTAGTGCGGATTCGATAAGATTCTTTTGATAATCACGTAAAATTATTGTTGACATGCTCAGCACAATACCCTATACTAATTTCAATGTCAACAAAGACAGACTTACAGAAACTTAAAGAGGATGAAGAAAATGAATTGGTTTACTAGAAAAAAAGAAGAGTTAAAATCTAATCTATCTGAAAATGAGGAAGAAAAAGAAGCACAAAAAAAAGAGCTACTAGATATTTATGCTTCTCATAAAAAAAAACTAGATGCTTGCGAGTTATTTTTAAATGAACATTATCCCATCGATGATTTTGATAATATCCCGGAGGCTGTTGTTGCGTTTATTTTTACTATTTATAAAACAGCGGAGGAAACCGCAGATTCTTTAAATGCTCTTAACCACCTAAACAAACACTACTCAGGGTATAGTTACGGAAGTGAATTTGAAGGTTATAAAAAAATAAACGCACTTAACACCTACCGCTGGTACAAAAATCGTGTCGAGGGTATTAAGGCATCCCACACATACCGATTCCTAGAGGGTATAAACGAGCATAAGGAGCTTGAATAATGTCTAATGGATCAATTTATGCTCCTTATACTGAAATAGATGAAGCTAAAGCTATAGAAGCTTGTCTTGAAATATATAAGCTCACTGGGAAACCGGCGCTTCTTGTAACTACTTGGAAGGTTACAAAATGACTAAAAAAGAATTTATGTGCAGATATATACTTTCCAAAGATATTAAATGTTACGGTCAAAACAGAAAAATTGATGAACGAGAACTGTCCTATGCAATGGAGAACGCGAAAGAAATTTATGAAAACATTCGTATCGAATGCGGGCGCGAGGAAAATTTCACAAGCCCCGAATTTGAAAAATTAAGAATGCAAGAATTAGAGCAAAAAAGACAACAATATATAAACGAAAAGGGGCGCGAATAATGTTTGAGATAAAAATGCTTGATCAAGTTCAGGCTTTAGAAAAAAAGATATGGCAGCTAACAGAAGAAAAACAAGCTTTGGAATTAGAAGTAGAGTACCTGCTAAAGTTGGTACAGAAATATAAAGCAATCTGCGCTATTAAAGAGGGGCTCGAATAATGAACTACTCAATCCACAAAAACTATTGTAAGAATTGTATAAGCCCCATCACCATATATCTAAGAAATGGAAAAGAATTTACGGTTGGTGGAAAATTCTTTTGGTCTAAAAAATCCACTTTTAAAGGCAACTACTATTGTAACGAGAATTGCGAATTAAAGCATGAGGCGAAAAGAAAAGTGTGGAAAGATTTACCACCCATGTCTCTTAGTGAGATAGCCGGTACCATGCTTCAAATTATTGAAAGAACCGAGGGGTAGTAAATGTTTTGGGGATTAACCGGTAAAAGAGTCGAACGCTATTTTATAAAACTTAATGGTGAGATGGCTGTGCACCCAGAAACTGGTAAATATCTCATTGCGGCACATAACGAAGCAGGTAAACAAAAGCTTAAAGATGTGCTCAAGGATTTATGTTTGATTGATAAAGAGTTTAATAAGGCCAAAATAAAGTCATTTACGGAGGATTAAATTAAAATGGCACTTCATAGCGAAAAGAAAATTACTAATTGTAAAAACAAAATGACGATTAGAAACTTTTCTGACAAACAGATAAAAATTACTATAGAGTCAACCAGCGCAGCGCCTTTAACTAAAGACGATTTTCACGTTACCATCGATCACGGGCACTGGCAAATTGAACTCTGGTGTGACAAAAAACTAGTTAACGAATTAAAAGGTGATTAACATGGACCTCCTACACGCTGCAGTACTTGCTGGTAGTATTATAATAGGCGTAGCCCATGTGGACGTACTTAAAAAAGAAGAGGCTAATGAGCCTCCCGAACTTAACTGTGAAGATATTAACGAGGTACCACAAGGGGCTACGCCGGGACCTTTACAACAACGATGTGATCAAGAGGAAGTAAAATGAAGCCAATGGAATTAGCAGTACTTAATGCTTGTAGTAAGAAGTGTGCCATTAAAATATTCAACGCTTTACGTGTATTTAAGATGATCGAACAATCAGAGAAAGTGTTAATTGAAAAAGAGATCGAAAAGATACTCTTTAAATATCTACTAAAGGAAACTGAATAAATGACTAAAGTTGATTGGGCGTTTTTTATAACTCTAATTACACTAACCTTTCTTTGGATAATTCAAGAATCTAAGGTTGAACAGAATTGTTCTGATTTAGAACATCGCATAGCTAAAATAGAAAAGGAAATCGAAAATGCCAATTGAAATTAAAATAACTAATATTAAAGACCTTACAGAAAATGATATAACGGATTTAAGTAATTACTTAACCGCTTCTCGTGTATCCAAAATTATGGAAACTGAAGTGGAAAGAATTCCTAAAGACTTTTATGACGCTTGGACAAAAGAGCAGCAAGAGAATCCAGGTAAACCTGCTAGCGCATCAGAACCTCCCGTTGCCGAGGATGTAATAATATTAACAGAAGGTGAATATGAACTTATGGTAGGAAGCGAACGTCTCCCACCCCGTGGTAAACCTTTCACAGAATATACAGGATACGTAGGTGATTCATTACGAATGGTTGTCTTTAACGGTGATGCTGGCACCGCGTGGGTTCCACAGCATATTATTGATAGGCATGAAGGTAAGCTTAAATTTGATTCGGATCAAAAACCGATAGATGTTCGTAGAGTTGGCGTTGTAGATGTCCCAACAAACCCTAACTGTAAAATTATAAAACCACGTAAGAAACGTAAAACCAAACAAGAGAAATTAGATGAAGCTTACGCAGATTCTTGTTACGGAGAAGAAAAAATTAAGCCCGAGTCGCAAAGAACCGTGGTTTTTCAACATCAAGTCCACACTATAAGTGAGGAAGAATATCAAACTTTAAAAACTTTCGGTTCTTTAAATTCAGAAACCCTACAGCGTTTAAAATCCGAGAAAGGAAAGCCGCTAGAGTTTGATGAAAAGTTAGGCAGGGGAGGTCCCGATACCAAGATTTTTATAGATGAAGACTCGTCTATGTTTACCGAAAAAGAGCTTCAACCCGTTAAAACAGACATAACCCACGCTGATTTAATAGCGTACGTACTTGAGAATACTCGGACTAAAAAACTAAAGTTCGAACAGGTTATAGCTTTAGCGGCTAAATTCGGCGTCTCTAATATTAATGAACTTGATAAACATCCCGAGCTATTAGCTCCTTTTTATAATGAACTTACGGAGGTTGTAGAAAATGGTTAAATTTCTAGAGTTTAGTAATAGTGTGGTTTCCCTTGATAAAATAGACTTCATATTACTTTCTGAAGAGGAAGGATTGTTTTTAATTATTTTCGTTTTTGGAACCAATTATCACAAAACCAAATACGAGAATAAAGAAGTCAGAGACCTGGAATTTGAAAAAGTGAAAGAGTCCTTACGTAAATTAGAACTTATTTAAAAATCATGTTGACAACTACAGCACACCACCCTATACTAACAGCGCACAAGGAGATTCGAAATGACTAAAAGTGAACAAGTAATTAACGAATGTATCGTAAGCTGTACCCACAAAATGCAAGAAACTTTAAAGATGTTTGGCCCTAAAAAAATAGACCCGGTTTTAATTAAGTATGATGTAGAAAAAATTATTAAACAATACATGTTAGAGATGCAAAAAAATGGCTGACTTAAATGAGGTTTTAACAAATATTGCCGTTTATATGAAACACCAAAATGCTGTTAATGAAATTACTAAGGAGCGTATGGGCAACCTATATGAACGACAAGAATTTATTTTTAAAGTATCTCTTATCGCTATTCTTTTAAGCAGCTGCCATTTTATTATAGAGTTTTTCAAATGAGCGACATGAATATTAAAACCAAGCTTGAAAACGGCATCACGATTAGCACTATCTATGCACTCGATGTAAAGATGTGGGAAACCGCTTTATTTATTAAGGACAAATGGTTAGTTGCGGAAAGATATGAAAATGAATCTAGAGCTTTAGAGGGACATGAGAAATGGGCAAAGCATGCTACTGAAAACCCTGAATTAGATATTTCTAAAGAGAATGAAAAATTTTTTAACGAATGGAAGGAACTTACTCAGGAATCCAAAAGTGTATACGTTCCTATTTATAAATACCTACCAAGGATACCGTAATGACTAACGAACACAGTAAGCTACCCCCCAGCAGCGCAGCGCGTCGTATGGCTTGTCCCGGCTCACGCGCTATGGAAGAACGATACGGACGTAATGAAAAAACCGAGGCTAGTACTGAAGGGGATTTAGCGCATGAGTTAGCGGCTTTATATTTAAAAGAAAATATTATTATTAGTACAACTGCGAATGGTCAAGCTAAATTTACTGAAGAAATGTATGAGGGCGCTAAATACTATTTTGAAATATTTAAAAAATTCGTATCTAATTTGGCGGACATACACATAGAAGAAAAAATAGATATTTCAGATATACACTTAGAATGTTGGGGGACGCCAGATGCCTGGGCTTTCGATTTAAACGATAATTCCTCTACCGCTATTCACGTATTTGATTATAAATTTGGATTTACACCTATAGAGATTTATGAAAACTGGCAATTGTTGGAATACACATGTGGAATAGTAAAAAAAATTGAACAGAAATTAGATAAAAGAATACCCGATTGTACAACACCTATTTCTATCTATCTCCACATAATACAACCTCGAGATTTTAATTCCGGTAGTAAACATAGGCTTTGGCATCTAACCTTGCAAGAACTTGAAAGCTATCGTCAACGCTTGGTTATCAGCGAAGCTCTTTCAATGTCCCCTAATGCGCCACTTAAAGTAAGCGCAGAATGTAAATACTGCCCAGCACGTCATGCATGTCCCGCTTTGCAACAAGCAGCTTTTGGTGCTACTGAAGTAGCCTTCAGGGACGCTCCGCAAGGCCTGGACCCTAGACACGTGGGTAGTGAATTAAAGTTACTACACGAAGCTCGCGACCTTTTAGACTTTCGTATTACTGCATTAGAGACTGAAGTGACTCATCATCTTATGAATGGCACCCCCGTGGACCACTACGAACTTACCTCTAAATATGGAAACTTAAATTGGAGTGCAGATAGAAATGAATTACTGGCGTTAGGTGATATTTTGGGAGTAAACCTACGAAAGGAAGATATAATAACACCCACTCAAGCTATAAAATTAGGAATGGATGAAACAATAGTTAAAAGTTATTCTGAGCGAAAACAGAGTTTAAAATTAAACAGAATCGATTTTAAAAAGAGTAAAGAGGTATTTAAGAAATGAAAATGAGATTGATAGACTCTATAAGCCAAGTGCAATATTTATTAGATTCTAAAGATATTTTATACATGGTTAGCGGTAAAGATGACCTCCTAGAATTTTATGTGGAAATACATCTAACTAATAACTCCATTATAGCAATGCCTTTTGATGCTGAAAATAGGGAAGAGCTATTTAACAAATACTTAAATAACTTATAAGGAACCGACAGAATGATAAATAAACTGATCGCACAGGCAGTACTACTTGTTCTACGCTGCATACCTTTTCATGCTAACCCCGAACAAAAAGAAATACTACAAAACCTACATCAACTAATGAAAACTCTTAATCAACAAAAGGAACCATCAGAATGAACCTTAAAAATTTAACTAATCTTGAAACAGAATTAAGAAGTATTTATGAGAATTTATCGGATGAGAAATTAGAATCTATGGACCACGAAGAAATGATAATTGCTTTTACTTTAATTTCGGAGGGCATGAGCCGATTAATTAGCTTATTTAAAGAGGAACCAACAGAATGAAATATTGGTTTATTCAAGGTGAAATAATAAATAGACATACTCTTGGAGTAATTACCCTTATTCAAGAAATTTTTGAAGCTAATGATTTTTCTGAAGTGCTAAGAAATTTAAATACTTCAGTAATTTCAGAAGAAGATCGATTATTTAAAATAAATTTCGTAATGGGATTATCCGAAAATGAATTTAACACAATAAAAGGAAACAAAGCAAATGAGTGAAACAATCACAACACCAGTCGGACGTTTAGTAGAAGGTAGTTTATATAAAGGCAATGAATTTAACGCAGAAAACCAGCCCTTAGTATTTAAAACCGGCAAGAACGCGGGTCAACCCCGTGTGGATTATTATTTTGCTTTAGCAATACCTAAAGGGAATGAAACACACTGGAACCAAACAGAGTGGGGTAAAGTAATTTACAATGTTGGTAAAGTTGCTTTTCCTAAAGGTCAATGGGAAAGGCCAGATTTTAGTTGGAAGATTACTGACGGGGATTCCACGGTGCTTAATAAAGCTAATCGCCGTCCTTGTGATAAGGAAGGTTTTCCCGGCAATTGGGTGCTTAAGTTCTCTCGCTCCTTCGCACCTAAGATTTATAATGCAGATGGGAGCCAATTGATTACTGAAGAAAACTACGTCAACCTTGGTGACTTTATGCAAGTGCACGCACTTATCGCAGGTAATGATTCCGATAAACAACCTGGTGTTTACTTAAACCACATGATGGTAGCGTTCAGTGCGTATGGCGAACGTATAGTACTTGGGCCAGATCCCAAATCAGTAGGTTTTGGCAACGCGCCTTTACCTCCTGGTGCAAGCGCTACTCCGCCCGCTTCTTTTGTACCTCCGGTTCAACCTGTCTCTTATGTGGCTTGTGATGATCAAGGCAAAGTAACTTCTGGTGTTATGCCTCCACCTTATCCACAGATTCTTAATGTGCCCCCTGCGCCGACTCGTGTAATGACGCCTAAAGCCAACGGCATAACATATGAGCAATATAAGCAGGCTGGATGGACTGACGAGCAAATGATAGCTGAAGGAGTTTTATCAATTTAATTGTTGACAACATCCGCACAATACCCTATACTTACTTTATAAAGATTAGGAGTTTGTAGAAATGAAAATGGTGAAGATGATCGTGTTTAAAGATGTGCAAGTTTTTATGTTACTCGTATTGGCTAGTTTCTTAGGTGTGTCACTTTTCTTTTTAGTAAAGCCAAGTCCCACCGTTTATGAAGTAAGAACTTGCCAAGACGTTCGTAACATAGCGAAGGATTTAGACGGTACCTATATTTTAATGAACGATATAGATTTTTCAAAGTGTGAAGATTATGAGTAACAAATTAACAAGATTTATGAAATTCATTGAAATGAACTACACCGAACTAGAATCTTATTTAATCGATAAGTACGGATTGTATCCCTATCACATGGAGTACGATGCTTGTACTAATACCTTTAAGATGCTAGAGCCCGCTAAACGTAGGGTAATAAGAAAATTTAATTCCGTTAATAAAGGCAAACAATAATGAGCAACCTTAATGATATACTAAGCAGGATACAAAAAGATATGGAAACATATATTAAAGAAAACGACTACAACACTTTGCATTTTTGTACGACACCTTTATTTACCACCAAATCAGTTAGATTTACTTTAATGTTTTCTGACACAAAGGAACCTTTAGTAACTTTCCACAGTGTCATACCAGTTTCTTTTCTTATGCTAATGGAAAAGGAAGATGCATCTAAAATGGTTCTGGAATCTTTTGTGCCGATAATTAATAATATTGAGAAAATCGATAAGAGCTTAGAACAAGATAACGTCAACAAAGTTTCACTATCTAATTAAATAAGGAGTATTTTATTATGCTTAAAAAATCAATACCGTTTTTATTCCTTTTATCTATACTGCCCTTCACCGTAAACGCTACCGGAAAATACGATCATAGTTTTTCTTTGCATATAACTAATTCAGAAGAGATAGAACAAATAAAAGTTAAGCTTTTAATTAACGATACCGTACACTACATCGCTACCAATGATGATATAGGGGACTATGTGTATCACTTTCCGATTGAAGTAGTTAATTTCGCAGACCCTACCGAGGTTAATATTGAAAGCGTAGAATACTACCATAAAGGTACGGCTCGATACTATGAGAGCGTGTTAGGTAATAGCCCTTCATGTAATCTATACGCAACAGAAAATTTTCAAGATATACCCAATAGTACGCGCACAACACTATATCTTAACGTTAACTTCTGTAGTGGAACGAGTATTAATGCGGTTCATGAATAAGTTCTCATAAAATACAGCCTCGGATTCTGTAGATAACGGGATATACGCTATAAACAGATAACTTGAATTCGGGGTTGTATCTTATGGGGATTGCTGAACTAATCAGGCTCGTATCCTGATGTGTCCCCGCTTAAAAGGAGAGAATAGAATATGGCTGTTAAATATTTTTGTGATTTCTGTGACCGTGAAGCTCACGATGGTCTTAGATCGGTTGAGTTATCCAACGGAGAGGAATACAGAGTTTGTGATTTCAAATGTCAAGAAGCTGTAAAAGATAGATACGATCCACCCTATTCTTCCTATATAAATTTATCTGATTTTTTTGATTCTGGAAGACTAGAAATACGTCATACCGGTTCGCGTTATGAAGCCGGATTAACTTTTGGTGAAGGTGATTCTGCTCAGTTTTTAGAAAGGTCAGAATCCCAAAATATAAATACGGCTATTTCAGATTTGGTTGATTTATGGATTAGTTGGAAGCTTCATAAAAGGAATGAAAAATGAGCAGGCAAAAAACCACAGAAGAAACTCTTGAGGAGTTTATTGAAGGTATCCGCCAAGCGGCTAATTATTGGTCAAGACAAAATGTTGATATTTCTACCGCTTGTCATGGAATGGCGCATAGTATTTTAGCTATGCTCGATGGTGTTTCTCACGGATATCCCGCTTATAATATTTCCGTTATGGTAACAGATGAATCTAAACAAGATTTAATTGATGAGGGTATGGATTATTATGGCGACGAAGTATTTAACGATGACTGCTATATGAATGATATTTATTTTAGATAGGGAGTGAAAATGACAGATAAATATACTATTAAGGACACCGAATCTGTTTGGTTTTGTGCGCATTGCCCCGATCCTGAACAAGAAGCAAAATGCATTGTGGAACTAATGAATCAAGCTTACGAAGAAGGTAAGAAAGATATGCTCCTATCATCAGATGACGCTGTTAATGAAGCGATTGATTTTGCTTATGAAAAAGGCAAGATCGATGCTTTAAAAGAAATAGATGGTCTCCCCGCTGATGTTTATTTAACTCCTGAATTAATTGATTATTTACAGGCGGAGTTAAAGGATGACAGATAGATATACAATTGATGAGATTAGAGCTATAGATTTTTGCGATAATTACGCTTGCGGATTAGATAATGATTTAATTACCGAATTAATGAACAAAGCTTATAAAGAGGGCTATGCTTCTAACAATCCCACCAGAGTAGCTCAGGCCCTTAAGGGCCTGAGAGAAGAAAACGAAGATCTGAAAAAGCAAGTAGCACATAATGATTTTTACTTGATCTCAGTAATTGAGACGCACAGAGCAATTAATCGAAGACTAGAAGAAAAAATAGAATCATATGAAAAAGAGCATCACGACTGGGTTAAGTTAATTGATAAAAATGGAAAGCTTAAAAAAGAAAATTTTCAATTAAGAGAAATACTTAACGTAACCAAAATAACTTTAAATGGCCTAGAAAGTTGCCGCATTAAACCCAAGGAAACACCATGACGAAAAAAGAATTTGTGACAATGTATGTTTTGCTAAGTGAATCTACAAAATCTTGTATGACGCCCACAGAAGAGCTTATTAAAGAAGCCAGCAACGCGTGGAACTTACTTAAAGAAATAGAAGAAGAATTATGAGTGAAATATTTTTTATTGGGGACACCCATTTCGGCCATAGAGGTATTCTTTCCTTTAGCTCCACTAAAGAACTTAGACCTTTCACCACGATTGAAGAGCATGACGCGGAATTGGTAAGAAGATGGAATGCCGCCGTCGGTGCAAAAGATAAAGTATTTATGCTTGGGGATTTCTGTTTTGGAAAAAGAAATATAGATATTGCTGGAGAACTCAATGGGTATAAAGTATTAATTGCCGGCAATCATGATATGTACGCTACAGAAGATTACTTAAAGTATTTTAAAAAAGTATGCGGAGTATGTGAATATAAGGGCGCCGTACTAACTCATATACCCGTTCACCCGAGTCAATTCCCTCGTTATTTTATGAATATACACGGCCATTTACATAATCATATACTTAATGATTACCGTTACTTTAATTGTTCTGCAGAAAGAATTAATTTAACTCCTATAGCGTATGACATAATACTAAATCAATGGGCAGAAAATAACTAATGCATATAACGATAGACTTTGAAACGTATTCCGAAGCTGGTTTTGTTTACAATAAAACTACACGTAAATGGGAAGGTTTGCTCAACGCTTCTAAAAAAGGCATCTCGCAAGTCGGTGCGGCTGTTTATGCTAAACATCCTTCCACACGGATATTATCGCTTGCTTATAAGTTGCCTGATAAAGATATCAAGTTGTGGATGCCATCTATAGATACCGACATCCCCGATGATTTAATTTGGTACATAAATAATATTTTCTATAACCTAACAAATGTTTATTTTGAAGCATGGAACGTAGGTTTCGAACGTTGGATATGGGAAGAAGTAGCTATCAAACGCCATGGGTTCCCATCAATACCTGCCACTAAATGGCGTTGTGCCATGGCCAAATCGCGTGCTTTTGCACTACCCGGAAGTCTTGGAGAGTGTGGAAAAGTACTTCAAACTACCATACAAAAAGATAAAGATGGTATCAGGCTACTTAATAAATTTAGTATTCCTCGTAATCCTACAATTAAAGATAATCGGCTTCGAATTTGGCCCGTCCACCCTCGGACAATTGCTACCGACATGGATATAAAAGATACCGAACTACTGTATCAATACAATATTCAAGACATTCAAGCAGAGATTGAAATATCCCAACGCATACCCGACCTATCCCCTTTTGAGCTAAAGTTCTGGCAATGCGATCAAGAAATAAATCACCGTGGGGTACAAATTGATGTTGTGCCAGTCTTAAATTGTATCCACATAATCGAGCAAGCTCACGCTAAATATAACGCTGAGTTACCTATTTTAACTAATGGTGCCGTTAACAAATCCTCAGAAATAGGGCGTATTAATAAATGGATGGCTTCTTTAGATATTAATACAAAATCATTAGATGAAGAAAGTATTAATGATTTATTGAAAAATCCTCTACTACTTCCACAGGTTCGTCGTGTGTTAGAAATTAGACAACTGATAGGCTCTGCAGCTGTTAAGAAACTATACGCCATGCTCAATCAATGTACACTTGATGGGCGTTTACATGACCTATTTATTTACCATTCAGCACGTACCGGAAGAGCCGCAGGCGCTGGCGTACAACCACAAAATTTACCGCGAGGGGAAGAGGGCTTCGATGTGGATAAAGCTTTAGAGGTCATAAGTACCGGGTCTTTAGAGAAAGTTGAAGCGGCTTATGGTAATGCTACCACCGCGGTATCAAACTGTTTGCGTGGGATGTTTATAGCTAAACCAGGACACGAACTAATAGCAAGTGATTATAGTGCTATAGAAGCCGTAGTTCTTGCAGAGCTAGCTGGTGAGGAATGGCGTAAAGAAGTATTTCGCACTCACGGCAAGATATACGAAATGTCGGCAAGTAAAATTTCCGGAATACCTTTTCAAGAGATTCTTAAACACAAAGAAGAGACGGGTAAACACCATCACTTGCGCGCTTTAGGTAAAGTAGCCGAACTAGCATCTGGTTATGGTGGTTGGATAGGTGCATGGAAAGCTTTCAAAGCGGATGAATTTCTTTTAGAAGATGATATTAAAAAAGCTATCTTAGCTTGGCGAGAAGCATCTCCCGCAATCGTAGAATTTTGGGGCGGACAAAATTCATGGCAAAGAGGCAGTAGTACCATTCACTATCATGGCGTAGAAGGTGCAGCTATTGAAGCTGTTCTATATCCGGGAACCCCCTATTACGTAGCTTCAAATTTTGAAATACCCATGATACGGTTTGAAGTTATGGATAGGACCCTATACTGCACTTTACCAAGCGGTAGACGCTTAACTTATCACAAACCACGACTAGAACAATCCACGCGTAGACCAGGGACCTATGAGCTTAGCTACGAAGGCTGGAACACTAACCCTAAGAATGGAGCGCCAGGATGGATTCGCCAGAGTACTTACGGTGGAAAACTTGTGGAAAATATTACCCAAGCAGTCGCACGGGATATTTTAGCCCACGCCATTGTTAATCTCGAAGAAGCGGGGTATCCCGTAGTTTTACATGTTCATGATGAAATTGTGGCAGAGATCCCACGTGGTACTAAATCACTTGAGGAGTTCGAGCGCATTATGTCAACTATGCCTGAGTGGGCTAAAGATTGGCCTATAGTCGCTAAAGGCGGCTGGATAGGTCAAAGATATTGTAAATAGGAAAATAAATGATGTTTTATTGCACTAATTGTCTTAAGGTTTGTAGGTCTAGTGTTAATGTACAACAACATGAACATAAGCCTCTTATGGAGGTTGCGGACCCCGAAATACTCATCTTTACTATTCAGTTATTTTGCTCTCGTAGATGCCGTAAAATCGATTTAATAAGAAATCTAATCCCTAATATATTTTGTTTTATTAAAGAAATTCTCTGTTGACAACACCCGCACAATACCCTATAGTTACTTCAACAGCAACAATTTAACTAGACAGGAAAATAAAATGACCGTATTTCATGAACAAATTTTAATAGAATCTTACGCACTTGGCTACCTGGCACATAAGCTAGATGAATACTCTCCTGAGAATCCTCTAGACTTCGAGCCACTTCCTTTATACGACAACCTATTTATAGACCTAATGAGAAAAAATAATATTTTGACGCCTACGGGTCGCGTTGTTGTGAAAGGTCAAAAACTAAATTTTAAAAAATATACCGAATGCTATACACGCGGATATAACGATTCCCTAACCGGAAACGCAAGCCGGGTTTATATACCTAAGAAAAAAGAGAAAATAAAAGCCTGGACCGCTGCCGAAGTAAGGCACAGACGTTTTGCGTAAGAAGGAATTAAAATGCCCTTTTTATATAGGCACATAGCAACAGGACGAATATTAACTAAGAGTCAACTTGTGCAAACTATATTAAGTGAGTATGCATACGAAATCTACTGCTGTCATACCCATACCGAGAAGGTACCTAATGACAGTGCAGAGTATAATTTCTGTATGAGCCAAATAGAGAGTTTGAAAGAATGCCTAACATTAAGTGATGAAGAATTAATTACAGGCACGTGTGGGTATGAAGAAACGGTACAAAATTAAACACTAAAGGAGAAATAGGGATGTTAATTCTAACAAGAAGAGTCAATGAAAAATTAATGATCGGAGATAATATATCGGTTGTAATTTTAGGAGTTAAAGGTAATCAAGTCCGTATAGGTATTAAAGCTCCAGACGATACTTTTGTACATCGTGAAGAAGTTTATATTCGTATTCAAAATGAAAAGAAACAAAACGGAGAATAAAAAACCCGATCGTACGTCTTTCGAGGCAGAGGACCGGGCCGTGTTACTACGTATATTAAGTCTTAATAATCTTATATACAATACCAGAAGGTTGCATAACGTTAAATGGCTGACTATTTCCCGTTGAACTAGTTGGCCATAATGTACCCGCATTAGTATCCGAAACATCTGCAGGATTACTATTATTTACACCATTGTTATAGAAACGTATAGTATGTGTATGCGCTACTAATTCATCAAGAGTCATGGTATGAGATTCTTCACCACCCTCTTCACCAACTACAGTTCCCGCCACACCAAAGTCCGTAGACGAACCAGTACCACCTTGGCCAATAGTAACTTTACGTCTTAAATCCGGCACGTTAAAAGTGGTAGAACCGTCACCATTACCCCAGTTGAAAAATTGAATATCTACAGCGCCAGAGGCTGTCGCATTTGCACTCGCTGTAATATTATTAGCATCAACAATAGTTGCAATAGTAGTACCCGCTGGGAAATTTGCAGATTCTAAAGCCATACCCACATACATTTGTGAAGTATCTGTCAAACCACTTACCGTATCCATTGTATTAGTAGTGGTGCCTGATTGTGTTTGCGACAATATAGAAAGTAACGTACCGTAAGAAGAACGAAGCACCGCACTACCATCACAAACTAAATAACCCGCGGGTGCAACTATCCCCGCATAATCAATAATCGTCCCAGGTAAAACACCCGTTGAATCACCACTGATAGCTAACCACGTACTATCGGTTCCGGGAAGTGCTATATTATCCACAACTTGGTTTTCATATACCACACCTTCATAATACACCCGCGCATATTGTGGATAAGGGAACGGCGTACCTAAGTTTTGATCACTAGTAATAAAAGGAGGTGTACCATATTGAGAATATTGTTGAAGCAAAGTAGTAATATCAAAAAGTACTTGGTTAGTTGAGGTACGTCCCATTGGCTTTGCTGTAGGATCAGTCAATAGATTTTTTACGTAATCAGGACCCCAACCTTGCTGATAACTAATAGATCCGTCAGGTTGAGTCGTCTGTGGTACCGTAGTTACATCACCTTCTACGGCGAATGGAAATACGAAATATGGTGCGGTCTCTGCCATAATAAAGGCTCCTTAAAAAGTTATAAAAAATCCATCAAAAAAGTTACCATTTTCAAAATTCATATACGTATTTTCAAGCAATGGGAAATCATCATTATTATTAAACCCGAATGTTAATTCCCAATTTACTAATACGCCATCAATTAATACGCCCGCCGGACGTGGTAAGATGTCTAATTTTAATAGAACATCAAGCAAAACTTGGGGGAAAGTTTCATCAGTAATTATATATCTCATACTCATATTAAGACCATCTAAGGCATACATTTCACCAGTAAAACCGATATTAGAGGTATTAACGAGATAGTTTAGAAACCTATTAACATCCCACACTTCCCCTCGCGTAGTTAATTGATAATAACGTAAACGCAACAAAAATCTTTGTTCTTCTTCGGTTAAGATAATGGTATCACCACGTGAAGAAAAGTTACTATTATCAAAATTTAAATACGTATTTTGTAATGTAGGGAAGTCACTATTGTCATTAAAACCGAATATGGGCTTGTCATCTGGTTCAGGGTCATAAGGCACGTATAAGGGGACATTCAAAATAATAGACCAAACTGACAACCCGAATAAATTTGCAGTTTGTAAATTAAAAACATCAGTGAACCAAGAAGCCCAAAAATCCGTTTGAAATTCTGTATACCAATCTTGTTTTTGCGTAAGCAAACTTAAAATATTGGGGGATTTATCATATTGCCACAAGATGGACTTAAGTATATTTACGCTGTAATTAAATTCTTGGATAGTTGCCATTTATAGCACCGTTACCACAATAGAAGATTGATCGATATTAGCAATTTGCCATGGCTCAATTTCTATTTCTTCATATTGATATGACCCTAAATCTGTAATATTACGAATTTGTAAATCTTGAACATAAATACCTGGATGTTGAGTAGTTACCGCACCGCCTAATTCCCACGGGCTTACATTTGCGCCAACTACTAATCCAGCTAATCCATTTACCAACCCATTAGCATAATCTAGAATGGCTTGTTGTACCGCACCTGTAGGGTCTTGTACTGGCTGAACTACTATAACGGAAATAGACACCCCTATTTGTATGATATCAGGACGATCAAAAAGTACAGTAATAACCTGGCCGCTAAATGGTACCGTTACCTCCTGTTCTATCGGAGTTAAAGATGCACCATTATTATAAGAGGCTCCCGCTGCTTTCTTTTGCTGCAGAGCTTCCGCTACTTCCAAATCGGTACCTCCATCCACACATGCATAAATAGAGTGAGATACCATTGTTACCCCCTCTATAACCCGAGTGGTTGGGTATATATTTTCTAAAAACCTTAAGCTTGTAACACCCGGAACTTGTCTTACTTGAGCTATAATCGCCCCTGCCGTTTGTGACCCTTGCGCAAATAAAGTGACTCTTCTAAATTCTCTAAAAGGTTCATCGGCTTGAGTAACTTGTCCTGGTATCGCTGCTTCAGCATTTGTTACAGTTTCCCATCCAGGGACGTTACTTACTATTTGGGTTAATGTACCCGCATCTGCAACAACGGGTCCAGGAACTATTGAACTCATAACAACCGTTGCGGTACCTTCAACCAAGGTTACCGTAGAATTAGTTTGGAATAAATTATTGTTAATGGAATCGGATGCTCTAGACCCTTGCGGTATTATGGTACCCGATACTCCAGTTAAAGTAGCCGTTACCGTAGAGGGTTGATTTGCTACTCTTTCTATACCGGTTAAAAACCCTATCGCATCAAGAAAAACACCCCCGGATACATTAGGATTTATTTGGTTAGCTAAAGTCGCGTTATTATTTGCTACAGCAGAACGTCCAGCTGTTTCAGAAACTATCAATAATCCCTGAGGGGTATTTGGTGTGGTAACCAAATCGGTACCAAACGCCTGTTTATATTCCTCAATTACTTCATCTTGTATAACGCCTGTATCTGGAACAATTACCCCGGTTTGGGTTATATAGTTATAAACTTCTGCCATCTGTTAAACCCTCATTGAGATATAGTATCTGTAAATCCACCATTATCATAAATTGTACGAATGGCGGCAGAATAGGAAAGTGTATTATCGCTCTGTGAAGTCAATAGGGACACCACTTCAACAACTCCACCCACAGCTAAGAAAGCGCGGCGTAAAGCACTCGTGTACTGGACTATATTAGGTGTCCCAACCCAAAGCGTTTGAAAGTAAGGTATACCATTATTAATATCATACACCATTTCACCCAACAACGTTTTTGCTGCTTGTTGACATTGTTGTGTTATTGCCGTCAAATCAAAAGCAAAAGCAATGTTACCAAATTCATCTAAATATAGGTCGTTATTACTATTAACCGCAAATGTTAAAATGGTCATTTATGCTCCTAAGGGGGTGGGGGTGCAGTACTTGGCGTGATACTTCCCGTTGCAGTAATATTACCCACGACACCAAGTGTACCTGCGCCTGAGTTTAATGTAAAAACGGAATTTGCATCAGCATTAACATTAAGGTTATGACTCGCATTTATCGTTACGGTCTCTGCGGAGGCTATTATCACATCCGGGGCATTTATCGTTACGCCGGTATTAGATATAATGATCGCGGTAGTACCATCTTTATTTTGTAAAACCGCCCCGTCATCCGAACCTTCCGCTAAGGTATACCCACGCATAATATCGGGAATAAATAAACCATCCGAAAAACTATTAATACGTTTAGTATTAGGGATACTTTGGGCGTATGTTTGAAGAAAATTACTAATATCCCTATCGTTTGCAATTAACCAACCCAAATCTCCCGTATTGATTGGGAAACTTAAAAATAGCCCCCCGCCACCTAGTAATAGTACGGGTAAACTAGCAACTTGTGGACGAGGTACCACGCTGCCATCTGTTGTAATAAGGGATATTAATATTTGAACTTGGACTCGATTTGTTTCCCTGTTGTACTCAATTACTTGGGCTGGGAGCATACCATTTACATTTTGAATTAATTTACCGAATGCGAAACGAATCGTGCCCGCAAGGCTATTATTA